CGGTACATGCTTTGCCAAGGCTGTTAGGCTGTAAAGCGCTTACATCAACCTTAGTTACTGCTGACTCACCTGTACCATCAGATGTGTTAGTTAACTGAATAATAGCAAGCCTATCACTATCTAACAAAGTTGTTGAAGTTACTGCATCTGCCATAATTATCTCCTGTTATTAAGCGTCAGCAAATGGAGTTACTATAGTTCCAGAACCGATTAATAATGAGTTATGTACTAAGTATGTTGCTGAATCAATAGCTGTTACTTGAACAACACTACCAACAATACCACCTTTTGTAGAACCATTTAGTGTCATAACATCGTTATCAGCACTTGGTACAAAAGCTTTTTTAGCACCATCGTCTACAGCGACAATTACAGCACCTTTAAATTTGTCAGTACCATCAGTTTTAATATCAAGATCAGTAGCTGCTGTTTCTATATAAAAATAAAAAGAAGCACCAATATTGTTTAACTGGTTTGGGTCTGTTGGGTCGCTTGGTGTTGTTGTAACGATTGAAGGTAACGTAAACTTACCGTCTGCATCATTACATAACAATATTTTTCCTGCGTGTGCATCTACAGTTAAAGTTGTATCTGCGGTTAAAGAAACAGAGTTATTAACCCCTGCTGAAATAAATCCTGCCAAAGATTTGACTGGACCTGAAAAAGTTGATTTAGCCATTATTTTCTCCTAACTAAATTAGTTATACCATCTTGGAGTAAGTCTGCCGAGCCAGTTGGTATAACAAGTTACCTCGGTTTAGTATAACTATACTACTTTATAGCTGTTTGTTAAAGTGTTCTTTTGACTCTAATATGGCTTCTCTAGAATTATATAAAGCCTGGTAGGATTCTTTTATTTTTGGATCTTTACCGTATTCATCAATCATATCCTTTCCAATCATTTCTAGTAAAGATATTACGGTTGTCATTCTTCCTTGTATGTCTTGTTTCTTTTCGTTCATTTCATCTCCACAAAGTTCTTTTTTTTGTCTTATATTGTAGCCTCGCATGACATTTTTTAAATTTATTAATTTTTTATCGAGATCTGTATATGTTTCCCAGTCTCGTATTTCTTCGAGACTTCTTCCGCATCCTTTGCATATTTCATCAAAAGGAGCCATAGAAGTGCTGCACTTTCCTACGCAAGGAGAGTTTGACATGCTATTGCTTGAATGCAAAACAGTATATATTTTCATAATACTTTATTTATTAGCTTCTTAAATTCTACAACAAGAAACTAAATATAGGTAGCTTTTTGTAAAATTAAATTTTAGACAAAAAAAAGGGAGCCGAAGCTCCCTTAAGGAAAATTTCCGTATTAAGCACCTTGAGATGCGAATACTGCTCTCCAGTTTGAGTAACCAAAAGAATATCTTTCTCTTGCTTTATATCTCATATTACCGGTATCGAAGTCTCCTTCGAGTGCAGTTTGCATTGGGCTTCTTTGGAAATGCTTGAATCCATCAGGACAATCTGTTTTCAAGAACCAAGCATCAGTATCTGTTAGATAGTGGTTAACCACGTATCCTTCAGGAACCATTCCCATATTTTTAATCGCGTTGATGTCATTGTCAGATGTACCAACTCTACCAGGAGTTTGTAGTAATCTGTCAGCAACAAATTGCAATTGAGGTGGAACAATCAACTTAGTACCTTGTAGAGCAATAGCTAATTGTCTGTCGTCAGTTAAAGTTGAGACAGAAATTAACGCATCTTCTAAAGAAGTCTCGTTAAGGTCTGAGTATGTTGAAGGTCTGTTACTTGCAGTTCCACCGCCACCTAGAGGGTGAGCGTTAGAAACAAGAGGTTGACCGTCGCCACCTGTTACGTTGGAATCAAAAGCGTTGTTTAAAACAGCCGCTGCTTTGATTTGCTTAGTATTTGCCATAGATCTAGCCAAGGCTTTTGTATACCTTGAACCAAGTCTATCATATAGATTATCTTCAACAGCTTCTTCTGTTAGCGCAAAAGCTAAAGCAACTGTTTCGTGGCTGTAACGTGATGTGTAGCCTTCAGTAGCGTTATCAAACGATACTCCAGCACCTTCAGCTTTAACTGAAGCGTTACCAAAACCAACGATCATTACTTCTTCTTCGAATGCTCTATCTGAAGATTCTGTTTCGTAGATTTCTTCGTGTTCTGAATCATACCTAGCGTATTCCATGCCGAATAGGGCATTTAGACCAGGCTCTAATTCTTTCGCTAATTGGGATCTATTAATAGCCATCTGTTATACCCCTGTTGTTTGTGCATAGAAATGCTCGTTAATTTTAACAATCAAGTTGACATTTGCTGAAGCTGAACCAGTACCTAAAGTGCTGTTATCAGGATCAGTCGAAACACCCACAATTCTTAGCTGGGCTGAAGTAGCAGCAGTAGTGCCACTAATTTCAACAGCTGAGATACCTGTTATTGTTGAACCAGCTGTGTAAACAATGTCAGCGTTATTGCCAACAACTGTTTGTACTACTGAACCAGTAGCAGCTGATTGAATTTCAAACAAGGCGTCAGGGTCGTCAACTACGAATGCCACCGCGTCAGATGTCACAGTTCCATCAGGCCAGTATGGTGAATAAATCACATCGCCACTTGAATCTGTATATTGACATCCTCTAAAGACTCCCAAAGCTTGATCGCCTGCTGCTGCTACTAAAATAGTACCAGTATTGGCCATCTTCACTAGGTCGCCTGAAAAAATGTTTCCGGATGCTCCACTTGCAATTTTGTACTCGGTTACTCCTTCTGCGTTGTAATTCGAGCCTAACTTGCTAGATGGTTTTAATCCGAAAGGTGCATTTTTATTAGACATAATATTACCTTTTAATTAAAGTTAGTTTTTGACAGTATTAGAATTAACTTCTTTTACCGCCTCCAAAAGTTACGCTTGTAGATCTCTGAGGTTTTAACATCGGAGAACTTGGGTCGGATTCCTTCATTAAGTCATTATCAATAGCTTCTTGTTGCTGTTGAGCACGATCATGATAATAGGCGTTTCTTTCATCACGTGTTTCATTTGGAATCTTAGCCAAAAGCAAACCACCCACGGATACCACACCAGCGTGCTTTCCATCGTCCATCGTTGGAAGTTCAAAGTCTCCAAGTTCATCGGCATGTACGAGTTCAAAACCCTCACGTAGCCTAGACATTACATTCTTTTTATCTTCCTGACCGACAATTTCGGCTCTTATCCACCTGTAGGAATAACCTTCAGGTGCTGGTGGTGTCTCCAACATAGATGGGGGACGCCAAGGTTTGCGAGCAGTATCTTTAGCTCGAGTTTCTGCAGAACGAGGAGTTCTGTTGTTTGTTTTTTTATCTTCAGTCATTATTGCTTACCTCTTAATATATTTAGCATATTCTTGAACTGGAACATTCAAACGACGTGCCATTTCAACTTCGCTTTTAGTAAGCTTAACTTGTCGTTTGCGTCCAGAGCCACTATTACCACTTCTAACAGCAGGAGCAACAGTTTGTTGCATCTTGTTGTTTGTTGTAGTCCCCTCGAATTTATGAGGGAATTCAACTCTGATACGTTTATCTATTTCATCATAATACATTGTGTCGCTAGGATCAAATCCTTCTTCTTCAACAAGTTTACGATGTATGTTAAATGCGGCCAAAGTCATAGTTTCATCTTGGCCAAACCATTCATTTTTACTGGCCCAATCTTCTGCAGCAGGATCCGGTTCTGGGGCTGCTTGCTGAGGAATAGGTTGTTGTAAATTGTTTTGTTGAGGAACTGGAGCGTCATAATACTGAGGCTCTCTTTGTATAGTCATTTTATTGTTAGCTAACTTACTTTCTTCAACAGTAATCTTATCTAGTATTTCTTGAGCTTTAGTTACCTTATCCCAATCTTGTTCTTGATACGCATTTTTTAATACAGAATTAGCTTGAGCTCTTTGAGACTTTAATCTGTTTTCAGCCTCAGAGTAGTAATTTTCATTTAATTTAGAAGTGCTAGTTTTTAAATTTTCATTTTCTGCTTGTAAATTTTTTGCATATTCATAAGCAGATTGAGCAGCTCTTTCCTGCTCTCTCATCTTTTTAGTTAAATTAGCAATTCTTTTTTGAACGCTTTTAGAATAGTTTTCTAACTCATCTTCTTTAGAATCTTTTTGAGATTCTTCTTCAGATACATTTTCTATAGGAGCGTCTTTAGATTCATCAGAAGATTGTTCTTCTTCAAGCTCAACAACCTCTCCTTCTTCTATCTGATCTTCGGCCTCAGTAGCCATTACTTTTTCTTCTTGCATGATTTCCTCACGTTATAGCGTAACGATGTCATCAGGATTTTCTATAGTCGCGATAACCTCGTCGTCGTTTATAATACGGCATTCTGCATCGTCGCCAAGCTTAAACCTAGCTCCTGCATATCTACCAATTAATACCCATTGTTTTTCTTGGCACCAGGGCGTATCGCCAAATTTTTCTCTATCTTTGTAGCAAAGCGGTCCCATTTTAATTACGTAGGCAACAACAGATGCTAACGCTTCTCTGTCAACGGTTTGCTTTGCTATATGAATACCACCTTTAGTAACCCCTCTACCTTTATACGGCAGAATAAGTATACGCCAACCGCTTGGTTGAGGCATTCTTTCTATTAAAGATTTATCCATCAAGGTTGGATCTAGCACCCTATCTTCAGGATTTACAAAAGCCTTATCAGTTTCTGATTCAGTTTTTGTTACTTTCTCCTTAGTATTTCTTTCCTTTTCGATATGGTTAGGTACTATTACTTTGCTCTTCGTCGTCATTTTCTACTATCCTCTCTAGCAATTCTCTAAATTCTTCTTCTACGTCAACGAGAGAATTGTAACGCCCACGTAGATATTGATAATCATCAAAATTTTTGCACCCATTCAATATTTGAGTTTGGGTGTCCTCTTTCTTTTCTTTTATAGCTTTTTTAAATTTTTCAGCTATCCAAAGAATCGACATTTAATAAATGCCTGAAAACTTGCCGCCAAATTCAGCGTCGCCCATTCCTCTTGCTTTTCCTTTGCCCATTCCTGGCTTAGGAGCAGTATTAGTACTAACGTTTTTCATATCGTTAAAATCAACGTTACCTTTATTAGCGTAAGGTTGCTTTTTACTAACGGATGGAGTTTTCAATTTACTTGCTTCTGTTCTTTTAATCATATGTTTATCCGATTTGTTTTAAACCAATATCAATCAATTTTAATTCTTTTTGTTGCTCAAGTCTATCTTGAGTCGAATCGTCTTTCATTTTAGCAATATCTAACTGAGTTGCAATACGCTCTCTATCAATACGATCTTGTCTCATTTTTTCTTCAGCTCGCATTTGTTCTTTTATCTCAAACTGCTCTTTGTCTTGTTGTAACTCTTGACCTTTTAACGCTAACTCTTGTTTTCTTATTGCTACAAGAGGATCTTCTTGAGGTGGAGTTGCAACTTCTTGAGAGAATTGTTGCATTAGCTCAGTCATAATTGGCGAGCTAAATTGAGCTAACAAGTCGTTTGCTTGCTGCATTATTTGCGCTGCTTCTACAGGCGACATTTGCTGGGCCTGCTGTTGAAGCTGCTGGTATTGTTGCAGCGCTTCAGGTGGCATCTGCTGTTGCGCTATTGAATCAGCTTTCATTTGTAAATGCTGCATTATATGAGCATGAACATTAGCTTGTACTTGCGCATTCATCTGCACCGGCTGCATATTCAGTAGATTCATATGAGTGGCTATATGGGCATCATGGTTTTGTTGCATGAATGCTTGAGCCATTCCACCAGCCATTAACGTAGAGTTTTCAAAACCAGATTCTACAGGTTTTGGCTGCGTATCAGGCGGCGGTATGAGTAAAGAATCAATATTATCAACACCTAAAGCAGCATACATTCTGCGATAGGCTTCATAGGTTCCGTTAGGACCATGTATTTGCGGGTTAGATTGTACTAACTGCATCATCTCTTGAGCCATTACAATTCTTTGGCTGGTTGAGAATATATCTGGGTTAGATACTGGAAAAACATCTACCCTATCATCAAAGTCTGCTTGTTTAATTTGCATGTTTCCACCAGAAACCGAATACGGATAAACAGGTGGTAAGCTTTTTGCAAATATAGTTGCAAGCAAGTCAAATTCTTTTTTCTGCGCTGAGTGTAATCTTTTATGAATAGCAGATAAAACTTTAGTAGACTTTTCTAATAAAGCTAAAGTTGTTCCTACCGGAGCTTGAGTGTTACCCTCTCCAACGTTTATTTCTGCAATAGATGCAAATCTTTGACCAGATTGAACCAATAATCCTAACAAATTAAGCAAGGTTCCGCTTGGCTCTTTAAATGGTAGAGGTTGAATAGAATCTCTCAAAGATCCCCCAGGGGCATCTACATCTCTAAACTCACCCGGTTGTATTGGAGAATCTTCATCTCTAATTCTAATACCTCTGGCTTTAAAACCAGCAGGTAGGTTAGCTAAAGTACCAGCGTCAATTAATTGTCTAACAATAGATGTGGAAGCTTTTGATAAACCACCAATCATATGTGTTAAACCAAAACCGTAAAAACCTAGTCCTGGTAAAAATTTAAAATGTACGAAGTATTCTATCTTTTGTCTTAACGGATCATCTTCGTTAAAGTTTCTTCTAATAGATAAAATGTTTTCGCTGTTTGAATCTATTGTTACGATATAAGGCAGTTTAACTTCTGTAGGCTCACCGTTTTCATCCATATCTTCAAAGCCTTCTAAGTCTAAATTACAATGAACTTCATATAGGTTACAAACCTCACCTGTATCGTAAGAAGGAGAGATACCTTCTAGTTTTTCTAATTCAGTATCAACGCTTGAATAATTTTGCGGATCATCTCCAGCTCTTACGTTTACGTTTTTATAAAAACCAATAGCTTGTAATTTTTTAACATCGTTCTCAGGC